AAGATGCAATGGTAACAGCAACGACTGCGGCTGAGAATGTGGCTATCGGATATGAAGCACTTGGAGATGTTGAAGCTGGTTCTGGTGCAAATGTAGCAATAGGTTACTATGCAATGAGAAATGTAGATGAAGGAACTGGCGGTGGAGATGCTGATTACAATATTGCCATTGGTTATGATGCACTGAAAGGTGGAGACTTTGCAAGTAACGATAGAGCACTTCAAGGGAATATTGCGATTGGTATGCAGGCTATGAACTCTACTGCTGATAATGCTCAAACTGGTACAATAGCGGTTGGGCATCAGTCTCTCAAAGCATTGACCTCTGGGACTTCTAATACTGCTATAGGTTATTTTTCAATGGGGACAAATACAAATTCATCAAACAATACAGCATTTGGTTATTATACTTTAGGCAATATGGATGGTGGAAATGGTGCGAATACGGCAGTAGGAAATTTGGCAATGTTGGCTAATACTACTGGTGCTACTAATACGGCAGTTGGAGATAATGCCTCTCGTTTAAATCAAACTGGAACAGACAATGTAGCAGTTGGTCGTATGGCACTTTACAGCAATACAACAGACAGAAATACTGCTGTTGGATTAGAAGCTGGTTATACAACTACAGGAGCAGACAACACCTATGTCGGTTATCGTTCTGGTAAAGGTGCATCTGGGGCAGAAGCAGATAATGTTGGAGTAGGAGCAAATTCATTATTAGCTGTCACAACAGGCTCTGATAATGTTGCAATCGGTTCATCTGCTGGAGACGCAATCACCACACAAAGTTATAATGTTTTTATCGGTAAAAATGGTGGTAGTTCAGTTGACAATAATTCTATTGAAGGTGCAGTTGGAATAGGTCACGATGCGTTAAAGGCACTTACTTCTGGAACTGGTGCGGTAGCGATAGGTTATCAAGCGATGGATGCAAATTCAAGCGGAGACCACAACACCGCTGTAGGATACCAAGCTCTTAGTACAGAAGATACTGGAGATAGAAATACAGCAATAGGTTATCAAGCATTAATAAATGTAAATGGTGCTAATAACAATGCTAATACAGCACTCGGATTTCAAAGTGGCGATTCAATAACCACAGGAACTTCAAACACTTGCATAGGTGCAAGTACATCTACAAGTGCTAATAGTGCAGTTAATCAAACAGTCGTTGGATTTGGAACGCAAGGACAGCAAAATAACTCAGTTACACTTGGCAATGATGATGTAACTGATGTATTTATGGGTTCAGATAGTGGGGCGTTAGTTAATTGTTCTGGTATAGTATTTCCAGCAAGTCAAGTTGCAAGTGGTGGAGCAAACGCACTTGATGATTACGAAGAAGGTGAACATACCACTGCTATAACTGGTGCAACAAGTGGTAGTTGGACAATGGATTCAGCTCAAACAAAACTTGCATATACAAAAATTGGAAGAATGGTTACTGTAGTAGGTAAATTTGAAACAGACAGTGGTTCTGGCTCTGGTACGCTTAAAATTAGCTTGCCATTTACATCGGCAGATTTAACTGCTGGAGCAGGTATTACGGCAGGTTCAATTACAATTAATAGATATGGTTCTACCTCAATAGCAACACAAATAACACCTATAGTTTTTGAAGGTACTAATTATATAAATGTACAGTATCATAATACAGATGGAACGTCTAATGAAGGTTATATACAGGCAGATGATATAGATGGTATTTTTGAAGGACAGTTAAGCATTACATATTTTACAGATTAATTGGATAATTAATTGGAACTAATAAGGAGTAATAATGGCTTTAGAAAAGAAACAAACATACGATTACGAAGTTCGTGGTCAATACAAAATCATTCAAGAGCGTTGTAGAACATCTATTATGGAAAATGATAAAGAAATATCATTTTCATACAATAGAAAATCATTTGCACCAGATGCAGATGTAAGTGCTGAGTCTGATGAGTTGAAAGCATTGGCAAATGCACTATGGACAGATGAAATTAAGAAAGCGTATGCAGATAGTCAAAAAGAAGATTAACTAACAAGGAGTCAATAATGGCTAAAGAAAAAAAAGAAAAGCCAGTTATTAATCTTGATGGTAAAGAGTATATCATTGA